CCTTTCGCAAACGTAGAAGAACTGTAGTACCCGTTAAATCTATCGCGTCCCAAGTATCACTGTTGTCAGGATCTAAGACAGCGCCAGAGGCAGCAGTGTTTTTATCTTTCAGCGTCAAAGTCAAAGCAGGGAGCGTGTCACCTGTTACAAAGTTTAAAGTTGTTGCATATGCCATTAGATAAACGCTCTCTTTTTAACCGTTAATGACCCACCTGAGAATCCATATTTAACCTGCCGTACCGTCCGCCCCACCTCCTTATCGAACAGTTGCTTGTTAACGCCTGCCGAACTTGGATTGCTAAAAGGTTGCCCCGGCATCATCTGTAATCGATAAAGAGCGCCCTGAGCGATAGTTTCTCTGTGCTCTTTACCAACTGAATCTGGAACACTAGTTGATGTTGATGATGGCTTGAGCGAATACAAAACTCTAAAGGTGTCTGCATCTGCCGGAATAGGCGCTATAAAGAAAGACGAGTTATCCCTCTGAGAATAATACCTAGGAGTCCCTCTCTCAGTTTCGTCGCCAAGCCTTTCTAATAACTCGTTATAACTAACTGGTTGTAGTTTTGTTTTGTCTGCATAAATATCAGTGATGTAGTTCATTTCTGTCCCGGAAGGAACAGTTACTTCATATTCATTGAGTCCAGCAATAATAAGTATGCTTTCAGGCTCTGGTATATACACGCCTGTCCGCTTACAAAACTCAATAGCAGAATCCCGAATAGCTCTCTCGATAAGAAAGTCGGGAGCGCCCTGAGTCTCTGGGCGGACGTATAAACTAAAGTCTGAATATTTCATTAGCCACGCCCCAAATTTATATCCGGTGTGCTAGACATTGGCGTTAAAGCGGCATCAACCTGAGTCTTAATTCCTAATGCGCTAGAGAATCCGCTGTAGTGCATAGCTGCTCGTTGGGAGTTACCCGCGAACTCTGAATCCTTTTGATATGACCTATAGAGGATGTAATCGAGAATAGCGTTTGAATATATGTCATCAACGCTAATCACTGTTGTGTTGTTAGAGAAGTTGCTAATAACAATATCCGTAGGCGCGGCGCTATACACAATTTCTAAATAATGCGAAGAAGTGCCTTTAGGGTAGACATAAAAGTGCTTCGGATCTGCCGGGTCAAAAACAAAGTGTTCAATCTTTCTGGTCGCGTCAGCAACAGTTTCGTGCCAGTTAGGAAGCGTCTCATCGAGTATTTTTCTATCGACCTGAGTGATCGCTCTACCGTTCTGATTACGCACAACATCTATAAGCCTTAGCCCGGTTGTGGGGATGCTTTGTCTACTACCCGCAACACATTGGTGATTGGCGAGACTTTGCATATTCGCGTCAGGTCTATGCAATATGATTTCTTTTTGAGCGTCATTAAAAAACTTTAAAAGCTCATCATTTGGGAAACGAACATTACTACTATCTTGCAAGATAATTGATGCACGACCCAGTACGTCTACGACTTTAGTTGTCGCCATCGTCAGTCTCCCACTCAATAATTTCTAAATCTGGATTCCCAGAAAATAATTCGTTGTAATGAAACTCATTACCCGTAAAGATATTTCTTACAGTCTTCGGCTTTTTAAAATGCGGAGTCTCTTTTGGCTTGCCGTGTTCGCTGGACAGTTGTTCTATCTGATCTTTAAGTTCAGAAAGCTTTAATCTTCTATCAAGCTTCACATCAAACTTTTCTTGCGCTTCCGCAAAAACTGCATCTTTTTCAGTCTTAGACATTTAATTTTCCTAAAAAAAGAAAAGGGGAGGAGAGTCCTCCCCCTTCTTATAAATGGACTGTTAAGTCCACTTACCCACTACAAGAGCGTCTGGTGTTACGACTTTTGAGCCGTACACTTTTAGCCCTCTGACTGAATCGCCAAAGGTTGCTTCCATTCGCACAGTTTCAGCATTAGTAAACTGAGATGCGAAAGAGATAGCCTTTGGGTGACCAGCTAGAACGTGCGTATAACCGGCGTCACCACCAGATCCCGGTGTCAAAAGCATGTTGCTTTGGTAAACGGTGAAGCGGTCAACTATCCCAACCTTTCCGTTTCGCAATGGAGATGTGTCATCACCTGTAAGATAGGCTTGACGCAACTCAGACTGCTTTAGCAACGAGACAAACTCAGGAGAAAGAACGATGAATCGACCTTCTTCTGGGATGTTCAGGTTGTCTAGTGCAGTAGACATGCTCAAGATGCTGGTCAGGATGTTAGTTGCTGATACTGTCACTTGAGACTGAATAGTAGTTGCGCCTGTTACAACGCCTCCAAGCACATCAGTTTCAACTGCAATACGCATACCCTCGGCGGCATCATTAGTTGCAGCTTCTAACAGATTTATATCTGATTGAGCTTTCAACACATCATCCACTTTAAAGCTGTAGTACTTAGCTTTATCAATTAAAAGCTCAACCTTAGCGGTCTTTAGAACTTCAGTGGTAATCGAGCCTGTGTAGTTATTGATTGCTATCGCTGGGGTTGTACGAATGACAACCTTTTCACCGGCACCGCTAATTTCGCCTTCGTAATCATTATTAGATATCTGAGGCAGTACGGACTGACGGTAAAACTTAGATTGTAATAACTTAGAAAAAATTTCTGGTATGAAATTTACTTCTGAAGTTGTACCTGTAGAAAATTGAGAAAAAGACATGGTTAAAAATCCTCACAAGAGTTTGATTTTAACGGCGAATTCTCCCTTGATTCTGTGCTGATAAAATTTCAACTTGATGCTTCTCGAATTCTTCGTTCGACATCCGTTTGATTTCATCTACAGTCCAAGTTCGTCTTTCGCCAGTTGTGTTTGCCTTTCGAGCTTTTGGCATCTTCGGTTCTGCAACCGCTTTTGCTCGCTCAAGAGGCGTCTCTTGCGGCGTAGAAGAATTCAGACCTAAGTCCCGCTTAAACTGCGAAAGAACAGCATTCACATCGTTAGAAGTCCCAGAGTTAACCCATTCCTGTATCACGGGATTCTGACTATCAAGCCAGAGTGACCAGTCTGACGTTTGAGTTATTGACTCTACGTCTGGATGAACAGCTTGTATCCGCTCGAAATGAGCGTCTTGTGCTTCATTCTGGGCATCTTCAAATGCCTTTTGTTCTTGCGCTGCCAAAGTAGCCCTTTGGTTCTGCACTTCTTCTTGCGTCCGGTTCAGTTCGTCCAATACTGGTGCGAAGTCGGGATAATCCTCCCGCAGTTGTTGCAACCTTTCATTGTCCTTCTGTCCTTCCGCTAGTTGTCCCTGCATATCTTTGAGAGTCTTTGCTAGTTCAGCATTTTGCTGTCTTAGCTCAGAAGCCTCTTGAGTTGCATGAGTCATCTTCGCCTGAGCACCTTTCATCGCTCGTTCTGCTTTTTCTAAAGCAGTCTCTAATGAAGATTTATCGCCGCTATCTTCTTCATCAGTCACCTCTTCCGCCAAGTATTCCGCCGTATCCACAGGTTCTATGGGGGCTTCTTGAAACTCTGTCTCTGGTTCTTGCTGGGTATCCTCTGCCGAGGGTCCAGCCGCAGCCTTTAACATTTGCTCCATCATTTCTCTGGCTTCTGCTTCTAGTTGCTCCGGGTCATTTCTTCTAGTCATAATTTTCCTACGAGTCCCGCTAAGGATGTTCGTTAATCAATTGCGGATAGCCGGTTAGGGGTCCGAGTTTTATCTAGAACGGCTTTCGCCGTATCCTCAAGATCAAGCATGAAGCGAAGTTCTGAAACTCGCCCTTGCTCAAACCGAAAATTCTTTTCGTCTGCTTGCTCTAATCGCTGTTGAGAGTCTTCTAACCTGTTACGCAACAGGTCCGAGACTAAGTCCCATTGGGTCTGGCTCCTGAGCCATAGGACCGCCTGGGATTGCTCCTGCGAGAGCTTGATTTTGGAGTGCTTGTTCAGCTTGTAATCTCTCTTCAGACTTAATAACTTCGTCGGGATCAATATCTAATGATTGCGCTATATCGCGTAATAATTGATTCCGGTCTACGAGTGCTGCGTCCATAGGGTTTGATACAAGCGACAAGAATTGGAGGAGTCGTTGTGATTGCACTTCCTTTTGTACGAGAGCAGTGCTACCTCTCGGGACGATCTTTAGATCACCCTTGGCTTTTTCATTAGTTCCAAACTCCATGTTGAAGTGGAATAAAGCCTCTACCATCGGCTCTAACAAAAAATCATCTATATTCTTAATGGTACTTTTCAACGCCACGTTAGCAGCGCCCATCAACATAGACATGCCCGTTGCAGTTTTATTTAGGCTTTTGGTTTGTTCGCCATGTGTATAACTTGGCAGAGACGTAGTCTCATCAGCAAACCGTCTAAACAATTCAACAATCTGGTTAAGCCCATTAGCGTTAGCTATAGGCTGATACCAGCGAATTGCTGGCATAGATCCGTCACCACCTTCACGCAACCAGACGCGCCAAGGATGAATGTCTGTCGGGTCTTCCCCGGCAGCTAACAGATCTGTATTTACTTCAACCATTGGACCTGAACTTAACGCGAGGTTATCTATCCAGATTCTGGTTGCGGCATTCATTGTGACTTGAGAGTCACGCATCATCCGGGGAACGCCTGTCCCCCAGAACTGGTGCGGGGAACGCTCATACGGAAATATATGATAAGGAACGTCATAGCCACCGATAGGGTTAAGCATGACCTTTAAAACCTTCCCGCCGCACATCCACACGCAAGATGAGAAGTCTTGCGATTCGTCAGCATCTTCTGGTAACTCTATGCCATGCTCTTTCATCTCATATCCATCAATGCTGCCCCAGTACTCTAGGACTTCAAATCGGTGAGACTCAGAATTCTCATGAATGCCAGCAATATTCCTGCGGGTACGCTCATGATTTTCTTCGGTGTGGTTACCGTTGCGGTTGTTCTTTAATAGGTACTTAACCATCGAAGCATCAAACCCCGGCAAATCCATCAGTGCTCTGAACTGTTTGCGGGTTAATACATGC